TACATCTACCCAAGGTTAAGTTCTTTTGATCCCGACAGAGATGCTTTTAGAGAAAAATTAGATTATTACAAAGAAAAATTTAAAGAAGAATTTAATCTAATTTTAAGAGAAGGAGTTCGCTACGATCTTGACAGTGATGGCTCTTTCAGCAATTCAGAAAGTCAATCATTTTATAACGGCAGGCTAATAAGATAATGTCAGCACGAGAAAATATAGCACTTAATATTCAAGACCAATTAGTCAATATGACGAATCCTGCACCGGGGTTAGTGAGCAGAAAATACTTTGATGTAGCCAAAATAGCAATAACACAATTCCCTGCTATTTTAATTAATACATTAAACGAAACCCGAGAAGATGTTAGCACGGATTTAAGAAGAGGCACAATAGATTATTCTTTAAGATGTTATGTTAGAGGTGATCAAATAGACACCTTACGTAATGAATTGACCGAACGTATTGAAGAAGTGGTTGAAATATCCAGAGATAGGGATATATCATTAAATCAAAATAACATACACAACGTCAGCACACAGATTACAGGTGTTGAAGTAATACAGAGAGAACCCCCATTGGGCGAGATTGTTATCAACGTCCAAGTAAGATACACTTATAAAAAAGGAGTAGTATAAAATGAAAATAGAAATGTGGGATAAAAAAGGAAATTCAGAACTCGTTGGACACAAACAAGTGGAACAACGACTGATAGAAGGTTGGTCTTTTAATAAACCTTTGGTTCAGCCTAAACTAAAGAAACAGCCACGTAAAGTGGTTGTGGATGAAGTGGTTGAATTAAAACCAAAAACAACAGATCTTTTAGGACCAGAAGATCTTAACACAACCATAGAGGAGAACTAATATGGCATACAATACAACAACTTACACCGGTGAGAATGGTAGAGTTGAATTTGATGTAGGCGGGTCTTTAACTAATGTTGCTTCTGTAAGAAGTTTTTCAATAGATATGGAAACCGAAACAATCGAAGACACTAATATGAGTTCAAACGGTGTTAGATCATACAAAGCAGGTTTAACGAACTTTTCAGGAACGATGGATCTGTTTATGAGAGATAGCGATGGTGCTCAACAAGCATTAAGAGTTCAAGGTGCGAGCCCAGCAACTATCAAGTTATACCCGTCAGGTGAAACTACAGGTATGACACTAACAGGCGAAGTTATCATTACAGGCTTTTCTATCACATCAACATTTGATGGTATGGTAGAAGCAACTTGTTCATTCCAAGGAACGAACGACGGTAGTGGCAACGGACTAACAATAGCGGCAGTATAATCATAGTGATTACCGTAAGAGTTAGCCCAGCAACGACAACAGCAATCGCTGATTTTCAACGGAAAATAAATCAGACGGTTCGCTTGATATCCGAAGACCTTTTTGAAACGGTAAAAAGGAAGACACCAATAAAATCAGGTCGAGCGAGACGAACGTGGAAAATGAGACAGGTTTCACAGGTTAGAGCCGCAACAGGCAATAACGTGTATGAAATTAAAAATACTCAACCTTACATTGATCGTCTTGATAACGGATATTCTAAACAAGCACCAGAAGGCATAACTCGACCAGCCTTCAGGGAAGTGTCAAATAGACAAAGAGGAATAAAACGATGAAAACATTAGAAAAAATAACCAAACATTACCATAGAGAAATCAATGGTGAATTGGAAAAAATAGAAGTTCCAGAATGGGAAATGGACATCTATTTTAAAAGAACATACCCATTTGAAGATGAAGCAAAAGTGATTGAATTACAATCACAAGGCAAAGTAGTTGATGCTTTAGTAGAGTCATTAATTGTAAAAGCCAGAGATAAAGATGGTAAAAGAATTTTTAGTGAGGCAGATAGAATTGTGCTTATGAAAGAAGCAGATCCAACTGTAATTACTAAAGTGGCTGGAACCATTAACAATGCTTCATTAAGGCCAAAAGTAAGCGATTTGGCAAAGGAATAGAAGCCAACGTTGAATTGAGGTTTCTACTGATGTTGGCTGATAGACTTAAAATGAGTTTATCAGAGGTAATGAAACTGACAACGTTGGAAATTGATATGTGGTTAGCATATATCAAAAACGAAACAGAAGCCAACAACAGGGCGATGAAAAAAGCGAGGCAACAGAGCAGGATACGTAAAAGATGACGCAACAAGATTATAACATAGGTGTTAAGATATCCGGACAAAATCAACTACGTGATTTAGAAAAGAATCTTGGCAACAGTAATCGTGCTTTAATAAGTTTAGGCACAGCGGCCAAAGCCGCGGCGTTATCGTTAGCCGCAATAGGCACTGTTAAATTTGTAAAAGGTTTAGTCAGTGTTGGTAAGGAGGTTGAATCATTACAATTAAGATTCAAATTCTTATTTGGTAGTGCTGAAGAAGGTGCCAGAGCATTTCAAACATTAACCACATTTGCGGCAGGTGTTCCTTTTAGTCTTCAAGAAATTGCGTTGGCTTCAGGAAACTTGGCTGTTGTATCTAAAGACGCAGATCAATTAAATGAAAACTTAAAATTAACAGCAAACATAGCCGCAGTAGCAGGCTTAGATTTTAGAACAGCCGGCGAACAATTACAAAGAGCATTTTCCAGTGGTGCAAGTGCGGCAGACCTTTTTAGAGAAAGAGGTGTATTAGCATTATTAGGATTTCAATCAGGTGTAAAAATTACACAAGAAGAAACCATTAGAAGATTTAAAGAAGTATTTGGTGAGGGCGGAGAGTTTGGTGGAGCGGCACAAGAGTTTGCTAATACGTTAGAAGGAACTTTATCAATGCTTGGAGACAAATTCTTCAAGTTTCAAACCGCAGTTAATGAAAGTTTCTTTGACGCTCTTAAATCAGAATTAGGTGATTTAAACAAATTTTTTGATGATAACCAAGATGGTATAGATGCGTTTGCTAAACAGGTAGGAGAAGGTTTAGCCACAGCAGTTATTAAAACCGGTGAAGCAGTAAGATTTTTAAGTGAGAACACTGGTGTATTAAAGGTAGCATTTGGTGGTTTAGGCCTTATAGTAGTGGCAAATTCATTTGTTAAATTAGCCAATACATTAATAGCATTACGTGGTATTGTGGCCGCTCTTACTATCACAATGTATAAAAATCCATTATTTTTGGCTTTGGGTGCGGCAGCGTTAGCAGGATTAGTATTCTTTAGAGAAGAATTAGACAAATTAATCAGTGATTTAGTTGGCACAGAAAAAGAATTAAGCAGTCTAAACGAAGTTCAGGATCATTATGTAGATGGTGTTGAGCGAGCAGTGATGAGAAATCAAGCAGATGCTCGAGCAAGAAAAGAAAAAATAGCACAGATTAAAAAAGAAGTAGCCGCAGTAGAAGAATTTACTAAAAAGAATAGATCCGCATTGGATGAAATAGCACGATTAGGTGAAGATGAATTAGAAAAAGTTTTACGTATTGAAACAGAAAGAAAAAGATTAATAAAAGAAGCATTAGATACCAAAGTCTATAACACACAAGAAGCGGCTGATCTAATTGAAAAAATAGAACAGGACGCGGCATTAAAACGAAAAGCCATCTATGATAAAGAATTGGCTGATTTAAAAAGAAACCAAGAAGAAAGATTACGAGCAGTTAAAGATGGCAGATTTAAAGATTTAGATTTAACCAAAGCCAGCGAGGAAGAAAAAGCACAGATAGTAGTAGCCGCAGGTAGAAGTGCGTTAGAACAATTAGCACAGGTTAATAAAAGAGCATTTATGCTTAACAAAGCAGTGGCTATAACTGAAGCCATTATTAACACATATCAAGGTGCTACCAAAGCATTAGCACAGGGTGGTATATTTGGACCATTGTTAGCAGGTGCTATTATAGCATCAGGTTTAGCACAGGTAGCCATTATTAGAAATCAAGGTTATCCAGGTAGAGAACAAGGGGGAACTGTAATAGGTGGAGAACCATACGTGGTTGGAGAAGCAGGTATGGAAATGTTTGTGCCAGGGAGAACTGGCACTATTGTTCCTAACGACCAACTATCAGGGCAAACACAAAACGTCAATGTTAATTTTACTATCAACGCAGTTGATACCAGAGACTTTGACAAACTATTACGATCAAGACAGGGATTGATAATAGGAGTAATTAATCAAGCACTTAATGAATCAGGAAGGAGAGCATTAGTATAATGTCAGGCACATTTCCAGTAGCAGGTTTTACCACAATGGATTTTTCCAGCAACACACAAACACGAACCACACAAAGTTTATCAGGTAGAACACAACGAGCACAATTACAGAGTCAATATTTTAGTTTTAAATTGGTATCACCACCATTAAGCAGAGCGGAGTATGCTCCAATTATGTCTTTTATTTTAAAACAGGGTGGGAAATTTGATAGTTTTACAGTGGTGCCACCCGACATAAGTTCTACCAGAGGCACAGCCACAGGCACAATCACGTGTGCTAATATTACCAGCAGTGATTATAGTGTTGCGGCAGGTTCCAGCACAGTGCCTGTCATTAATGATGTTGTCAGTTCCGGCACATTAAAAAATGGAGATTTAATTAAATTTAGCAATCACGACAAAGTGTATATGCTAACTGAAGATGTTAATTTGGATGGCTCAACTGTTGTGGGATTACCCATATACCCAACATTACGAACTGCTGTAAATGCCAGCACTACCGTTGTGTATAACGATGTGCCTTTCAAAGTTTTTTTAACATCAGACACACAAGGTTTTAAAATAGGCACACAAAAATATTATTCTTATGAAATAAACGTCAGAGAGGAGTTATAATGCCAAGAGGATTAGATTCCAGTATTCAAGACGCACTTTCTAATAGACGTATATTGGCCGCAGACTTGGTTGAATTGCATTTTAGTCCAGCCGTTTATTTTACTAACGCCAGCATTGATATTACATATGATAGTGCCACAGCACCAGACGCAGGTAGCAACACATATTTGGCTCAAGGGCAGTTTATAGATTTTAGCAACATAAAAGAAACAGCAGACGTAAAAGTTAATAGTTTAGATATCAGTTTTACCGCAGTGGATTTAACAACAGTAGCATTAGTTTTAAACAATGATTACATTGATAAACGTGTAGTGTTGTATAGAGTAATTTTTGATTTGGATGGTCAATTCAACAGCAGTAAAGTTTTCCAAATATTTGATGGTAGCATTAATGCTTGGAGTATAGGTGAAACACAGGATTCAGCCACACTAACCATACAGTGTTCAAGTCAATTTGCTAATTTTGAAAAGTTATCAGGTAGAACCACCAGCGTCGCAAGCCAACAACTGTATTACCCTAACGATACAGGAATGGAATTTGCGAGCAAAATTTTAAAGGACATACGATGGGGCCGGGAATAGAAGTTATACACACAAGATTATTAACAGTGGATGATGCTGGTAAAGTGGCTAAAATGGGCTACAAAGCATTAATTGAAACTGGACTTTTAGATATAGACTACAACGAAACACACTTTTACACACAGATTAAAAGAGGTTTAGTATCTCCTTTTTGGCAAGGCAGTATTGGTTTATGCCATAATGATACCTTAATTGGTTTTGCTTTTATACATTACAACAACTTACCTTGGGCTCCTTCACAAAAAGTAGCCACACTTCAATACTATTACGTTGAACACAATTATGCCAACAATCAAAATACACTGATACTGTTTGATGCTATTGAAGATTGGTGTAGAGAAAATAAAATTACTGGATTAAGAATTAGTAATAAAAATATTAATATCAACAGTTTATACGAATTAGGTTTTAACGAACAAGAAAGAATATTTTATAAGGAATACAATGACAACTATTAGAAGAATGGAAGCAAAAGACATTGAACCAATGATAGCATTGGGAGAAAAAATGTGGAGTGAAGGTGCTTACAGTTATCTTAATTACAGTGCTGACAAATGTAGAAAGTTAGGCACATATGCGATTGCTAATCCAGACAAAATTACAGGTTGGGTAGCAGAACAAGATAATGAAATCATAGGTATGATAATGGTTAGTATCAATAAATTCTTTTTTAGTGATGAATTAATTTGTAATGATTTGTTTTTATTTGTTGATCCAACTAAAAGAAAATCATTAATGGTGCCAATTAAATTAATAACAAAGGCTACACAGTGGGCAAAAGAAATGGGAGCAAAAGAATTTAACCCAGGCTCCAGTGTAGCATTAGCAAGTG